GGCAGAGAATATGCAGTCATTTATACTGCATTTACAAAAGTATAACTTTCCTATTACGATTCTTAATAATCGTAGAAATCACAAACTTTTTTTAAAATGGCAAACAAGGATTTATTTAAGCAAGCTATTGCTGAAGCTAAATCAATTCGTGAAACTGCTATCGCTAACGCTAAAGAAGCTTTGGAAGAGTCTTTAACTCCTCATCTAAAAGATATGTTAGCTGCTAAACTTCAAGAAATGGATGATTCCAAGAATGAAGAAGTAGAGAACGTAAATGAAGAAGAGGTAGAAGAAGCTATGCACGCTGACAAAAAAGATGAAGCAATGCATGGTAAGAAAAAAGACGAATCAATTGAAGAATCTGAAGAAATATCTGAAGAAGAAACAATCGAAGAAGCTCCTAAAGATAAAGAGGTAGAAGAAGCTCACGGTGACGATGTAGAAGAAATAGCTGCTGACGACGCAAACGAAGCGGAGGGTGACTCAGAAGAATCTGAGGACGAAGCCCACGGCGACGAAGAGCTAGGTGATCTTACTGTTGATCAGTTTAAAGATATCATTAGAGATGTGATTGCTCAAGAAATGGAACCTGCTGGTGACGCTATCGAAGAACCTGCTGATATGGATGCTGGAGACTTAGACGCTCCTGCTGATGATGCAGAAATCGAAGATGGTGAAGGTGATGAGGAAATCGATTTAGATGAACTTATCAGAGAACTAGAGACCGTTTCTGAAGAAGAAGTCAATGAGGCTCCGAAAGAAGACGAAGTTGACGAAGCTATGCATGGTGACAAGAAAAAAGATGAAGCTATGCACGGTAAGAAAAAAGACGAAGGTAAGAAAGAAGAGATGGATGAAGAAGTTAAGGAAGAAGTAGAAGAAGAAGTAGTTAATGAAGCTAAAGAAGAAGAGAAATCTGATTTAGATCAAGCTTTAGAAACTATCGAATCTTTGAAAAAAGATCTTAACGAAGTTAATCTATTAAACGCTAAATTACTTTACGTTAATAAAATCTTTAAGAGCAATGATCTTAATGAATCTCAGAAAGTAAATATTATATCTGCTTTCGACAAGGCTGAAACAGTCAAAGAAGTGAAGCTAGTTTACGAAACTGTTTCCGAAAATGTAGTAGCAAAGAAAGAAAAAGCTACTATAAAGGAAAGCAAACTAGGAATGGCATCAAAAGCTACTGGAACAACTGCTTCTAAACCAGAAGTAATTAACGAAGTATCTGATACTGTTCGTAGAATGCAAAAATTAGCTGGTATTATTTAATAACAATTTTATTTTAATTTTTAGACATGGAAATCAATCAATTACTAGAAAGCTCAAACTCATATAAGAGTATGCAAGCTGACTCTGCAAGGTTAGCTGAAAAGTGGGGCAAATCTGGTTTGTTAGAGGGTATCGATTCTGAGAAAGAAAAAGGTAACATGGCTATGATTCTTGAGAATCAAGCAAAGCAAATCGTTGCTGAAGCAAACACTACTGGTACAGGTGGTACGTTTACTGCAGGTGATGGTGAGCAATGGGCTGGTGTTGCACTTCCTTTAGTAAGAAAGGTATTCGCTCAAATCGTTGCTAAAGACTTCGTTTCAGTTCAACCAATGAACCTTCCTTCTGGACTAGTATTTTACTTAGACTTTAAGTACGGTACTTCTGTTCAAGGAAGAACTGATGGAGACAATATGTATGGTAACGTTTCAACTGCTAATAGCAAGATCGCTGTAGATACAGACGCTGATGGTGGTTTATACGGTGCTGGACAATTTGGATATTCATCTAACCAATTTACTGGAACTGCTGCTGCTGCAACTGTAGCTACTGCTACGTCTGCTTCTGTAGACTTCCAGGTAGGTGTAAACTTAGCTGAACATTTAACTGTTAATGTTGCTACTTCATCTATTTCAGGATTTGATAGTGAGGCAATTAGATCATTCGATCTAACTCCTGCATCTTCAGGTTCTGCTATTAAGAAGTATACAAGACTTAATGGAGGAAATATTCAATTCGTTATAGCATCTGGATCTGTTACAGCTGCTGCTGTAAACGGTGAGAATGTTCAGATTCTATATTCTAAACAACCTTCTGATAATTCAAGAGGAGACTTCGAAGCAAGCTCAACTGCTGCTGTAGATACTTCTATTACAATTCCAGAAGTAGACGTTCAATTAAAGTCTGAGGCTATTGTTGCTAAAACAAGAAAACTAAAGGCTCAGTGGACTCCAGAATTTGCACAGGATCTTAACGCTTACCATAGTGTAGATGCTGAAGCAGAACTTACTTCACTATTAAGTGAGTATGTATCAATGGAGATCGATCTTGAACTATTAGATATGTTAATCGTAGGCGCTAGAACTACTGATAAGTGGTCAGCTGAGAATAACAAGATTTGGGA